GTGGAAGTAGAATTGTTCCAGGCTTACGGTACAGACCCAGACGGCATGGTATCTATTATCCAGAAAGAGGGTATGATTGCATTGAAGGTAGCGCAATTTATGGCTGACGTTAAAACAATGCAAGACCAAATCGCTGGTACAGGCCAAGAACCTGTTGACCCAGTCGTTGAGCTTAAGAAACAAGAGTTAGATCAACGTGCTAAGGCTGACGCGGCGGATGCAGCGGCTAAGGATAAGAGCTTGGCCCTCCAGCAAGAGAAACTAAGACAAGAAGCGCAAGACGACCAGGCTAGCATTGCATCGCAGGATGCAATTGCCAACGAACGTGCTGATATTGCCCGTGAGCGCTTAGCAATTATGGAACAACAGATGTTAGGTCAACAACAGCAAGCTCAGGGAGATAATAATGCCGCTTAAAAAAGGTAGTAGCAAGAAAACCATATCCAGCAACATCGGTACACTTGTTGGTGACTTTAAAGAGTCCGGCAAGATTGGTACAAGCAAGCCAGCTTCAAAGGCTAAGGCCGTGAAACAGGCCGTGGCCATTGCGTACAGCAAAGCAGGCAAGGCTAAGCCCGTTAAGATGAAAAAAGGAGGCGATGCAATGGCATCAGAAGTAACATACGTCAAGAAGAAAGACGGCAACCGTCGCGTGAAGATTTGCTAACATGGCAAAGAAGTCTGTATCGTTAGCCGTGGGCCGTGGTGAGAAGCTTCCTGTGTCGAAAGGCGCTGGACTTACTGCTAAAGGCCGTGCAAAGTATAACAAGGCAACAGGCTCTGATTTAAAGGCGCCTGCTCCAAACCCAAAGACTAAGAAGGACGCTGCAAGACGTAAATCGTTTTGTGCAAGGATGTCAGGCATGCCTGGCCCTATGGTCGATGAGAAAGGCCGTCCTACCCGTAAGGCTGCTTCATTGAAAAGGTGGAAATGCTAATGGCACAAGGATTGTACGCGAACATAAACGCTAAGCGTAAGCGCATTGAAGAAGGTAGTGGTGAGAAGATGAGGAAGCCTGGCTCAAAAGGCGCACCTACTGAAGAAGCATTTAAGAAGTCTGAAAAGACCGCAAAGAAACCAAAGAGTAAGAAGAAATAGTTTTAAGCCTACAGACGAGGGCTCTTGATCGTCTGCCTTTTACATGGAAGATTGAACCATGCTTGAATATGCAGAAAGACTTCTTAAGGAAGTTAGAAAGTTACAGTCGGACTCCGAAGCAATAGTGCTGAACGGCACCATTGCCAACATGGAGCGTTATCGTTTCATGATGGGGCGTCTAGAAGGCTTAAAAATGGTAGAGGATATGATCAAGGAATCCTTGAATTCTAATCCTGATGATATTGATTTTTAACCAATGGAGGCCCTATGGCAGAAGAAGAAACAAAGAACCTAACAGCGCTAGAAAAGAAGTGGCTTGAGAACGAGCAGAATAAACAGCCGTCTATTGACGATGCTTACAACTCAGACGGCCAGTTCGACCCATCACTGATACCAGAGGAGGCCATAAGCCGTATTCCTCGCCCTACAGGATGGCGTGTAGCAATATTGCCGTATCGTGGCGCAGAACGCACGAAAAGCGGTATTGTGATAGCAGAAGAAACTCAGAAACGTACGCAGCTGGCTACGAATTGCGGCTATGTATTAAGCTTGGGTGATTTAGCCTACAAAGACGAATCCAAATTCCCATTCGGCGCATGGTGCAAAGAAGGCGACTGGATTATCTTTGGTAGGTACGCAGGTTCACGTATTTCTATCGATGGTGGTGAAATCCGATTTTTAAACGATGATGAAATCTTGGGGATTGTAAATGACCCAGAAGACATCTTGCATATGTAAGGAGTAGAAAGTTATGGCTGAAGATTTAGACTTTAAGGTAGGCGAGGAAGACGAAAGTCCGGCTACTGTCGAGCTTGATGGCGACGGTGGTTCCGAACTAGTAGAAAACGAATCCAACGCGGCCCCTATTGTTGAGACACAATCAACACAGGCGCAAGGCGAGGAATTAGATGTATACAGCGACAAGGTAAAGAAACGCATTGACAAGCTTACCGCTCGTCTACGCGAGACAGAACGTCGCGAACAGGCTGCGCTAGAGTACGCTAAAAACGTACAGCAAAAAGCACAGGCCTATGAGCAACAAGCCTATCACTCTGACAGTGCTCGCCTAGGCGAAGCTAAGAGTCGGATTGAAACACAAGCTGTTGCCCTAAAACAGATTATCCGTAAGGCCCGTGAAGAAGGTGACTACGACACGGAGATAGAGGCGCAAGAACGTTTGACTGAAATTCAAATGGAGCAACGCAGTATCTCTGAAATGGCGTCACGCCGTCAGTATGACCAGGAACAGGCCCAGCAAGCTCCACAACAAGTGCAGCAACCTGTGCAACAACAGCGTTCTACATACGATCCTAAAGCCGAAGCATGGGCCGAGGAAAACGAGTGGTATGGCAAAAACGTGGCAATGACACATGCAGCTCAGGGCATTCATAAGCAATTAGTTTTAGCAGAAAGATTTGACCCAAACTCAGATGAGTATTATGATGAGCTAAATAACAGACTGCGTGAAGCTTTTCCAACGCAGTTTGGCCAAAAAACCAGGACCAATCGACCCGTGCAAACGGTTGCGCCTGCATCCAGATCTTCTGGAGTAAACAATGCACGCCGCACTGTTCGGTTATCACCGAGTCAAGTTGCGATCGCTAAAAAATTGGGTGTTCCGTTAGAAGAATACGCCAAATACGTTAAGGAGTAATAAAATGGATCAAGAACAAGCTGTACCAAAACTAAATCGCAATGCACGTGAGACAGATTCACGTGATAAATCTGCGCGCCGTAAATCTTGGGCCCCTCCTTCACGATTGGATGCGCCTCCTGCGCCTCCTGGATACAAGCACCGTTGGATACGTGCAGAGTCTGGTGGACAAGAAGACCGTATTAACGTCACGGGTAAATTACGTGAAGGTTATGAATTAGTACGTTCTGATGAGTACCCAGAGTTCAGCAGTCCTTCAGTAGACGATGGCCGACATGCTGGTGTTATCAGCGTGGGAGGTCTTATGCTTGCACGAATCCCAGAGGAGACAGCAGCAGAACGCCGTGCGTATTATGAATCACGCACCCATGATCAATTATTGGCTGTCGATAACGATTTAAGTAAATCAAATGGTCATTCGTCCATGCGAATTCAAAATCCTACTCGTCAGACCCGTGTATCGTTCGGCGGACCTAAATCCTCCGAATAACTTTATTTAAGGAAATGACAAAATGGCAAACGTAGATAAAGCCTTTGGTCTTCGTGCAATGGGGAACCTTTCAGCTACTGGTGCGCAAGCTCAGTACGGTTTCACAATCGCAGACAACCAAGCAGGCGCAATTTTCCAAGGCGACTTGGTAACAGTTTATGATGGTTATTTAGTGGCATTCAACCCAGCAACACACACTGCAGCAGTAGGCGTGTTCAACGGTTGTAACTACATTGACCCAACAACTGGCAAACCTATCTGGAAGAACTACTATCCAGGCAGCGTAAACATCACTCAAGGCACTATCCAAGCTGATGTTATCGATGATCCAGCACAACTATTCATCATTCAATGCGACGAAGGCTTAACACAAGCTCAAATCGGTATGAACGCTGATGTAGCTGTAGGCTCAGGCAACACAACAACAGGTCAATCTGCATACGAATTGGATTCATCAACAATTGGTAAAGCTGCAGCTTTGAACTTGAAAATCGTTGGTTTATACAACGTTCCAGGCAACGAATTCGGCACTAATGCCGTTGCGGTTGTAAAAATCAATGAACATCTATTCGGCAGCGCTGGCGTTGCTGGTCAAGGAGCTTAATCATGGCAATTTCACGTTCCCAACTAGTAAAAGAACTTGAGCCAGGCCTGAACGCATTGTTCGGTATGGAATACAAGGGTTACGAAAAAGAGCACGAGCAAATCTACGACATCGAAACTTCTGACCGTGCGTTTGAAGAAGAGGTAATGTTGTCTGGCTTCGGTGAAGCTCCTGTTAAAACTGAGGGTGCTGGCGTTTCATACGACAATGCTCAAGAAGTTTACACAGCTCGCTACACACACGAAACCATTGCTTTGGCTTATTCATTAACTGAAGAAGCTGTTGAAGATAACTTGTATGCATCACTTGCTGCTCGTTACACCAAAGCATTAGCTCGTTCAATGGCAACAACAAAACAAATCAAAGCAGCAGCCGTGTTAAACGGTGCGTTCACTACAGCAGTAGGCGGCGACGGCAAACCTTTGTGTGCAACTGACCATCCAACATTGTCTGGTCCAGATCTACGCAACGAGTTGTCAACTCCAGCTGACTTGAGCGAAACATCACTTGAGCAAGCTTTGATTGACATCGCAGCATTCACTGATGAGCGTGGTTTGAAAATCGCTGTTCGTGGTTTAAAATTGATTGTTCCAAAAGAACTACAATTCACCTCAGACCGCATCTTGAAATCTACTCTACGTGTTGGTACTGCTGATAACGATATCAACGCTATCAAAAACATGGGTATGGTTCCACAAGGCTACACAGTAAACCATTACTTAACAGACCCAGACGCTTGGTTCATCAAAACTGATGCTCCAAACGGCATGAAAATGTTTGAACGTGTTGCGTTCAAAACTGGTTTTGAAGGTGATTTTGATACTGGTAACGTACGTTACAAAGCACGTGAGCGTTATAGCTTCGGTTACAGCGATCCACGCGGTATCTTTGGTTCACCAGGTACACCATAATTCAACGGTAATACGTAGAATGGAAAGCCACCTTCGGGTGGCTTTTTTATTGCAAAAATACCTTTTATTTTTCTGTAAATGGTGTATATTGTGAGTATTCCGGGATTTATCCGGCTTATTAGACTGTCCCGGCAGACGCATACAAGACTAATAAGCTTATCTTTGTATGGAGAATATCAAATGGCATCAACCACCTTTTCGGGTCCAGTCACATCCACAAACGGCTTTATTGGCGAAACTACAGGTAACGTAGTAGGCGACGTAACAGGCGTTGTAACAGGCAGCTTAGTAGGTTTCGCAACACTTCCTACCTACACTGTAACTTCTGCAAACGCACTAGCCACTAAACCAGCAGGCAAAATTATCTATGTATCTAACGGCTTAGCAGGCAATCCATGTATTGCTGTAGGCAATGGTACAAACTGGATTTCACCAGCCGGTACAGCTATCGCAGCATCTTAATTTTAACTTCTAACTTTAAAGGAGTTAAATAATGAGTATATCCAGTAATATACAGGCCGTCACAAAGACGGCCGATGCTGCTGCCATATCAGGTAGAACCCGTGTAAACGGTCTTTACTACACATGCGGTGCAACTGCATCTTCTTTTAGCCTTAAAAACGGTGCTGCCGTCGGTGCAACTGCACTTGTCACTATTAATACTCCTGCTTCTGCAGGCGCGTATGACATAATCATTCCAGACATGGGAATATTGTTTACTGATGGCGTGTTTATCGACTTTGCGGATGCTAACGTATTAAGCGTTACTCTGTTATTTGAAGGCGGAGCAGCTGCATAATGGAAATGATGGTATGGAACATCGTGCTATCTTTTATGGTAGCTATTATGGGTTTTTTGCTTAAAGCTAAGTTTGAAGACCTAGATAGACTTAGTATTCTACTTAATAGAACCAGAGAGGAGATAGCACGTGATCACATCACTCGCGCAGAAGTTAGGGCAGATATTGAAAGAATCATGGAACGGTTTGAAGACGGGTTTAACCGCCTT